ATTGTTTCTTTCATATCTTTCTCCTTTCTTAGTTTCTAGGGTAAATCTAATATTTACCCTTAGGTATATTATAACTACCAGCAAAGCGATAATAAAGCACGGTTACAAGCCCTTGACTGTCCATTTATAATACTCACTGAGAGCACTAGAGCCACTACAACCATTCATAGACAACACTACATATTTATTACGAAACTCACGAGCATCATCCCAAGGACCATAGAATAGATTAATACAGTTATACCCACTACTAGGGTTATCCAATAACCAAGAAGAATCGTATACTGTATACATGGGGTCGCTCTCCGTGTTTTCAATCTCTTCCGTTATAGCCTCACAATCAAGGATATTTGAATGTATCTCGTAAAAGTAATGTCCTACCTGTGTCTGTCCGAGCAGCAAATTACTCATGATATCAACTACTCTATCTTGTTCTTTTCCATCGGAGATGACATTTTTGATCTCCGCTATAATCTCAGTAGTATTTATGCTCGCCCATCCATCGTTATTTATTTTCATACATTCTCCTTTCTAGCATTATGAACCAACACAGGCATTCGTAGAGTAAACCCCGTGCCTCCCGCATATTCAAAATGTATATAGTTATACAAATCATTCGTCTCAACATGAACATAAACTTCAGATGGCTCGGTAATTCGACCTAACTCCATATCGTCTGCATTGACAACTTCTTGTTTAAAACTACCTACGTCTTTCGAATAAATAATTTCAGTCAAATAATCCATTGGCTCGTATATATCTTCAACTCGCTGTGGGCTATCGCCTGTAGATATTTCTATATCATCACAACCCGTCTTTATAAATTCACTCATAATATCTCCTATATTGAGTCTGGAAAAGGTTTCCAGTAATCGGTTAAATAAGACTTTTCAGTCACGCACTCTAATAAGTCACAGGCTTCACACGGCTCACCGTTTTCTAACGGCTCGCTACTTACGGTAACAGTCCAACACTCTTTGCATCTTTTTTTGTATTCTTCCATATAATTCTCCTTTCTATAGTTTCTAGGGCTAATCCCGTATTAGCCCTTACCTATATTATAACTACCAGCAACCCGATAATAAAGCAACCTACGAGCCATAATAACAATTAGGATCGATCTCCAAACCATCCCACAGATAATCAAAAACATCAGAGGGAGTTATAAATCCAATACTGTCATAACTAGAGGATAAATCATCACGCACCCAACGCACTTCGATATCTCTATCACCATCTTCATTAGCGGACCAAAGAACAACAGCATGAGTCACCTCTGGACGCATACGGTTAGCTAAGCCAAAAGCTTCAGTATAATATTTAGTAGGAAAACATTCGACCCCATTACTTTTAGCCTTAGGAGAGAAATCTTTAAGAATTTCATAGAAATCTTCATTCTTTCCAACTAATACACTAGTAGGTATAAACAAAGCATTATTGCCATAAGTTTCACCGTGAGTCAAACTTAAAAACATAAGACCGTCATTAAACTCAGCAGGTACATCGAAAGAATCTTTATTAGGCAGACGTTCAATATTTCCACTAGACCACCACTCATAAGAACCATTCGGGGCTGGACTAGTAGAGTAGGACTCCCAGATTTTGTAGTGATTGTTATACAACTCCGACGGATTAAAATCCAAAGAACGACCCCTCAGATTAGGTGAAAACAAACTATACGGATTAAACGAGTCAGCAGAGTAACAAACTGCCCAATAATCTACAAATTCATTATGATTCTTTCTAACAACGTCTACTAATTCTTTAGTATTATCCATTTTTTCTTTTAAAGCTTCTGTCAGCTTAGTATTTATATTCATACAATTCTCCTTTCTATAGTTACGGGTTAATCTTACGCTAACCCTTAACCTATTATAACTACCAGCAAACCGATAATAAAGCAGCCGTAGACGGCTACCAAAACGCAAGGGACTATCGGGGAAATTTATTTTCTCTAAACCAAAGGTTAAACGCGTATTTCTGTCCTTCTAAAACAGGTAATCCTGCATGTTCCGATAGAGGCTCTCGTTCAAGAGGCTCTCCTTTAGTAGTCTGTGTTTTGACGTTATACCATATAATAACAGTGCCTTTTTTGGGCTGAAAATTAATTCCTAATCTCCTAAATCCTGTTTCTCCACCTTTAGGTACATCGTTTAAAAAACCTAACGCAGTCATAATTCGTTGACCTCCTTCCATATAGCTATCATTAAATTGTGGATCTTCGTCTTTATTAAAAGAATCAAAATGGTAATCGTATTGTTGACCTACTGTATAATGAACTACTTGAAAATCTTCTGAGTTTTCTAAAGGGATACCAACAGCTTCGGACAATCTATCTGCAACTTCTTGTATAGTAGAGTCAGTATTGGTAGGCAACCAAGTATTTGAACCTGTTCTACCTTCATGTTTCATTCCCATACCATCGTTACTAACAACATTAGAAGCAGCCAAAGTTGGTAATGATTTAAGTAAAATATGATCACATTCTTGATCTGTTACAAAATTAGGTAAAACTCTTATTAAATGTCTATTACCAAGAAAAATATTTATCATAGCTAGAAAACTCGTAAAGACCATTCTTTAATATCTTGTTCTGTTAATGCATTAATTATTGCCTGACTAGATTTGCTCCACTCGTAAAGTCGGTACTCCTGTTTCGGAAGAACGTTTTTGTCGAGCATCAAATACTTATTTTCTAATCGATAGAGTGTCATCGATTCAAACTCCATCGAGTCGCCATGATTTAATAAAACTAATGCGTTAAATAGTTTATCTTTACAATCCTCTATGTTCATACACCCATAGCCTCTAATCGTGCTGCAAGCACTACTGTATAGTTACATTCGCTACAACATCTGCCGTCGTTAATAGGTTGGGCGTTATTACCTCCTTCCCATACAACGTCACCTTTATCATTACGTAAAGGTTCGATATGTCCGTCACATATACTACATTTGCGATCTTTTAAATTAGTTACTTTACTCATTATCTACCTCATATTTAAATTTAATTGTTGTGTTCCCTAAGTCATCTTTTAATGCAGTCCACCTTATAGGACAAGTATCGTACAACCATTCAAAAAATTGTTCTTTACTCATAGTTATCTCCCGATGTTTTTAACATCATTAATAGTTATATATTGGTATGCACCTTTGTTATAAGCTGGTGCACTCTGCTTTTTTCGACGTTCTGCTAAATCACTGGCTGCGGCTTCCCCACATACCAAACAAGTCACATAACCTAGAGCTCTCCTGCCCTCAGGTATCTGGTCGTCACATAGATTGCATTTATTTATCATTAGCGACCACCTCTAACTTGCTATCCCAATCAGCATATTCCTTGATACCCTTACCTAAGATCTGTCTTTCATAAAAGTTGATCTCGCTAAGTACATCTGATAAATGTTTAATATCACACACATGTCGCATTTTTTTACCAATGTATATACTGTAATACTCACTACCTAATCCGCCTTTAGAGTCTTTGTAGCTCACCGTGTAAAGTAAATGCTCTGTTTGTACCGTAAATTCTTTCATAAAAATTCTCCTTTCTTCGCTTCTTCTCTCTTCGCCTCTTCTCTAGCTACAAACTCTTCAAAAGTCATAGTAGATCCGTCAGCATTAATCGCAGGTTCGATACCTGTAAGTTCCTGAAGCTCTTTTGCTCCGAAACTTTTAGTTACAATTATGTCATCTTTCATAAAAATTCTCCTTTCTAATAGTATTTATAATAACAAGCTATAGTATAAATACGAAAAAGCCCAAAGTAAAGCAGTACTCGAACAGCAAGAGTTGTAAGACACGTATCATCAATCTTGCTTGTTAACTTTGGCTTGTGCATCTCTAATAGGTTGCATTTGCCTTTCGTGTCTATCGTAAGTAGTTTCGTATACTTTGTTCGGAGTAATCGATAAAATATGTTTAACAGCATCTTTCCAATCTCCCCATATAGAAAACGAACCTGAATCAATACGTTTATCGTATAAATGCCAATCATAATCTTTAGTTTTATGAATATCGAAATCGATATCTTTCCCTGTAGCAGGGCATTTAATAGTTATAGTAAATTTATCTATCATCATTCTTGCTCCTTTAAGTTATTTTGCGCTTTCGCTTCCTCTATCTCATCTTCGAAACAATATTCAATAGCGTTATATATATTGTCCCAAGTTAATCCGTAACAAGCCTCGTGATTATTTTCTACATGACCAAGTATTTCCATACAGTCATCATCAGTAAGTTTTAGATTAATTTCTTCATCTTCGTTAAGTGTTTCAAGCTGATGTCTAACATCGTCTATACACCATATAATCGCAATAGAATTACTACTGTTATATCCAGCCCCGAAATCTAGTTCATAATTGCCGCTCATAGTACATTCTCCATTGGTGCACCCCAAGAGTCGTGCGGTTCAGCAGGTGCGTCATCTCTTACGTAATGGTCTACCCATAGTTGTAAAAAGTGATCAACATCTTTTCTAGTAATTTCTGTAAAAGGTTCGTAAACTCGATGGAAGTCGTAAATAACTTTACTTACCCACTCATGAGCTTCTATCACAGAAGTATCATTTACATAAGAACCCCATCTATCGAAGGCTAAGTCTATGATATGCGGTAATGTTTGTTGCTTAATCTGTTTCAATGTCAGCATCTTGTACCTCCGCTCTTGGCATAAAACTAGACATAACACCTATCACATGTTGGTCGTTTTTTAACAACGCAACTTGTTCTTCTAAACGTTGTATACGTTTAATTAACATTTCAATCAATCGCTCATCCATATATTTCTCCTTTCTTAGTTATAAAACTGAATTTGTAGTGAGTTACGCGACGGTTTCTAGCACTCATCGTAACCTTCAACCTATGACCACGTTTAAGGGTTTTATAATAGGCTCGTCTTTCACTACAAAATAGGGTGGCTTTGGCTCAATATACGCGTAGTTCCATTGATCAAGCACTAGCCACAGTTGATAGCATATTGTTAAGGAAGTAGCTATCACTTTTCCTAATGTTGTAAAAGGTAAACTATAAAAACCTTCTACAACTGGATATGCGTCTAAATTAATGAACGCCATATCCTTTTAATATACGTATAGTATATATACCATAATAACGATTATAAAGCAGGGTAAAGAGCTTACTCATTAATAATATCCTGCTACTTGCATTCCTGGCTCATCGTAAAAGCCTTCGATATCGAAATCAGGGCATTGTTCGCGTAACACTTCTATAGCTTCCGTTGGCGGACCCCATGCGGTATCAAATGTATAAACTATATAATCATCGTTTTGCTCTATTATTTCAGAGTTGTAACTATTCCATTTAGTACCCCAGTGCAACACGCGCCAATCGTACCAATTATCAGCTCCGTAATCTCGTTTATATTTAGCACTAACGATATCATTAAGTTCTTTAGCCTCACCCCATCCTATATTTTCTAACTCAGGGGGCTTGGGAACAATCGCATTTAGGTCAAAACAAGTATCTTCTTCATCACTTTTAAGTGAATCAACAAGCACTGCTAAATTCTGACTATCAGCATCTCCTACGCTGATAGTAATTCTATTAAAACAATGATTTGGCATTTTCATCCTCCTTTACATCACCTTCGTTAATAACGAACTGACTATCGTCACCGTAATCAGTGCCTGTATAGGTAGTTGTAATACCCTGTGCTGTAACAACATGTTGTGGTCTTTGAATATCATTCAAACAAATAGCTGATTGTATTTGGTCCTGAGTTAATTGCCTATCAGACTCTATTCTATAGTTCCTAACGTCAACAGAATGTTCGGTTGCGTAATAAGTATATTTTTCATCTTTCATAACATTTCTCCTAGTCTAGTAAAGCCATATAGGCTCTAGGCTCGTTAACTCTAAACCAATCAAGACCCACACGTAAGTCGTCGTATAATTTCATGGCTTCACAGCCTTTGATCATATCGTAAACGGCTACGGCATCTGGTTGTAATATGACTTTTTCACCAGTGTACGGGTTTGCAACTTCTACTGGTTCAGCGTCGAGTATTTGTAAGCCTTTCGGCAAAGTTCTATCTTTCTTCATAACATTTCTCCTTTCTTAATTAGTTATAAGTTTAGTTTAAAGGGGACTAATAACAAAGTAAAGCACTACCAAGAACCACGCTAATAGCAAGAGGTGTACATCGTCTTTATTCATCTTTAATTCCCATCCATGGTAATTCTTGTACAGTATCAAAAATTGTATTTATCACCATAAAATCATCAGTATTTTGATGTAATAAATCGTTTTTATCTAATGCTTTATATAACGCTTTCGCTAATATAGTCAAGTTAGTGTTATGTACTAACCCATCTCTTTTTTCTAACTGTATTTTCATAGTTATCTCCTAAAATAAAATAGGTGCACAAGTTTCCTTATGCACCTTATTAATTACACCTCTGTAAAATAGCTCTCTTTAACAAGTCTATCCTTGTAGAATCGGAAGATTCTTAGGGGATCTTGACCTGTAGTCAGAACGCCATTTTTCACTGCTAATGCAACTAAATCTTGAGCAGTAAAACTAGTAGAGTCTATTTCACTCTTCTTAGCTTCAGATACTGTCTTAATTAACGAGTACATTTGCGGTGTAAAACCCTTCTGTGCAGGCAAAGTTCCTATGAACTTGTAAAGCTTTCTAGCTGAACCCTTACCTGATTTTATAGGTTTGGGTATAGCCATCACTTTAGCCTTGCTTAAAGGTTTTGCAACTACCGTAGTTGCAATGGGTGCTCTCTTTTTAGAGGGCGTAGATGTTGCTGTTCGCATATCTTTCTCCTTTCTTATTTTTTAATAAAGCTACCTTTCGGTAGCAACCAAATACAAGTATGCCTAACAGCCGTTCGAAAGTAAAGCAGTATTACGAACGGCAGATAAGCGACACTTAATCCTTTCTCCAGACCCTAACTCCTGATATTTCGTTCTCTAAACGATAACGAATTACAAAATGTCTTTCTGGTTCTTGTTTTCTGCCAAACGTTCGAGTAGCTTGTGCAAGCCTGTTCTTCATACGATTAGCATTGTCTTCCTCTCCGATGACAAAAAAGATAGAGTCGCCTATATCTAATTTATCGAAAGGATATTTCAACTCGTTCCGCATATCAGTCGGGAGCGGAATTCCCTTATCAATTACAACTTCCATTAATGTACCTCCTTGGTATCTTTAAAAGTTACTAAATTATTTTCTTCTAAATAATTTTTCCAAAACATCACGATCAGCGAAGTATCTTTAATACTTGTTAGTTCTTGTAATCCTTGGTCTATCATAGAATCAGATAATACACGAGCCAGTTCGTCCTGACCTGACTCGTATAAACCAACCCATATCATTTCTAAGACTTCTGCGTCTAAGAAATACGTTTTTGGATTGTCGCCTTCCACTATGCAGCTCTCGTGATAGCTGACGCTAACGCCTTGCCTTTACGATTTGCTGCCGCACCAAACCATGCACTATGTAGAGCATTGCCTGCTGTTTGTGACTCACGTAAATGGTCTTCAACGTAGGTAACTGCATTTAATGCACCCCACCACGTACCTCTAGCAGATTTCAGATGTGCTCCTGGAGAACGATCTAAAGCTTCCATTACTAATGAAGGGAACTTATTAAGTTTCTCCGTTAGTGGCTCTTGTATACCTACTAGTTTACCTTCCGACCTGAGTAGTTGATCACGTCTGTAATCAGCAATCATTAACGGCTGGTATATCTCACTAACATAGTCAAGTACATCAGAGTGCTTAGCTTTTGTCTTAGAAAGTAGAGTAGCGTTATTTCTAAACTCTGTCATAGCTGATGCAGATAAGCCTAAAGCTTCTTCTGCAGCTTGTATAACGTCGCTACCAAACTCTTTAACGTGTGGCATACGGAAAGATGCGGTTCCACCATGTTGTAAAGCCATCGTAAGCGTATTATTACATACAACTCGGATAGGCGTTAGCTTAATGGTCATCGCTCTACCAACGATATGGGGTTGATTAATAAGAAGATAACCTTTTATAAGGTCGTCTCCCGCCAGTTCGAAGTCTTCTGAGATTTTAGCTAAACCCCAAATTTCTCCACCATTCTTTAAACTACCCGCCGTCTCCATAGTCATGTGACCAGCATCCGTAAAGTTTTTAAAGAACTTAAATACATCAGCATTTTGGATAGGGATATAATCTCTACCGCAATGCGATAATATTTGGTTATCAGAATCACGAACAATGTGATAGGTATTTTCCGCTTGGATCATCCCTACATCTTCGCTCCACTCAGGTGCATCTAACGTATAGCTTGGACGTTTACTAACTGTCCAGTCTAATTGTGCTGCCTCCTGCATTTGTAATGGTGTAAGGTTTGAATCAACCTCAACACCTAGCCCGTGCCAAGGTACGTTCCCTGCCCAAGCCATCGTTTCTACTTCATGTGCCATATATTTCTCCTTTCTATAAATAATGGTCGTAGCGTTATTACTACTAGGACCATTATAGGTACCAAAGTTACGAAAGTAAAGCAGTAGCAAGAGCGTCCCAATCGTAAGGAATCTTTAGAGTAACAAGAGCCTCAGATTTGTAGCCTTCTTTAACCAATTCTTGAATACCTGTAATACTGTCTATATGGTAGAGTTTGATCTCATCTTGTTTCCTAGCCATAACAAATACTTGACCACCGTGCGATGCTCGTTTAGCTAACCATGATATTTGCATAGGGCGTAGAGTAAGTGCGTTACCTGAATGTATTTCTTTTAACTCTACCCAAAACTCTTTGCCTTTAGCACAGCCGTTAACATCAGGAACACCTGCTCCTGTCATACCTGTCTCAATCCTTTGTAAATGGATCTGAGGTAGATTGGTTCTCATTAAGAGCCAGAGATTTTTCTCTTTAGCCATTTTTCATGTTTATATAAATCAGGTTGTTTAATATAAGAATAACTTGCTTTTCTTTTAGCTTTTAATTTTTCTTTATTTTTTCGATTGTAAGTTTCACAAGCTTTTCTATTCCTTTCTTTAAAAATTGGATCATCTTTTCTTTTATGGTAGTTTGCTCTGCCATATTTATTACCATAAGCTTCTGAATGGTTTTCATTGTAAACTTTCTGGAATTCTGCTAACCCATCAAATACTACTCTTGCTTCATATTCACCTCTAGCTTCTATTTGAAGCTCATGATTGATTTCAGCGATTGCAAATATATCAGGATCTATTGCGTAATCATCAATTACAAAAGCTCCACTACCTGTTACAAAACTTTCAGTCGTTTTTATAGAACTTTCACTCACCATTGTTCTAGGAGTCATCCCTAATTTTTTATGAGGTGTCGTAAATTGGTTTTTCGTTTTTCTTTTAGCCATTTAAATAGGGTAAAGGAGATAACTGCCAAAGTAAAGCACTACAATTAAAATAGAAAGTCTCTAATTAATCCGATACTTAACTAAGGTTAAGCCCTTAGTTACCTTTAGATCGTTTAACCTGTGGCGTCTGAGAAGCCCGATTTTTTGTAAATCGAGCTTTTTATAGCTTACCAATTCCATCCTGTGTGCGGAGCAACTTTTTGGTTATTTGCGGTTAATTTTACGTCTCTTTCTTTTAACCATTCATTAAAAGCTCGTTGTGTTTGATCAACATCCGAGTAGAGTGACTTTAATTCTGACCATTTGTTACGTGCTATTTGTACCCCGTAATAATAATCACCTTCACCGAGTTTACAACGTGTAACTATTTGCCACATACGTTGTTTTGTTATGTCATACTCTTTACCTAGTTGTTCAAGAGTAGTTTTTTCGTTAGCCCATTTGTCGTACATGTTTCTGTACTTAATAGAATTTTCTTTTGCTTTTATTTCTGAGATACCTTTCATCTTTTTATTTCCTTTGTTTCGCCCCATGACGTACCTAATTCCATATCCACTAATAGGGGTACAGCAAGTTCTACACAGTTCTCCATTATTCTTGTTACTGTGTTGGCTTGTTCTGTGTTCTCTATTGAGATGTCAACCTCATCGTGGACTTGTAGGTGAGGAACTATTCCTTCCTCCCATAAACCTAGCATAGCTAACTTTGTCATGTCAGCCGCCGAGCCTTGAATTAAACGATTCAGAGCTTTGTATGTATAAGACCTTTTTAAATTATCACCATATTTTTCTTGTGCATCTGCAAGAGGCAAAGGTAGAGTGCGTTCATACCTACTTTCCCATAAATCGAAACGGCAACGTCTGCCCGCAAATGTTTTTATATATCCTCTATCCATAGCAACCCGTGCACACTGATCTTGTAGAGCACGTATAAATGGAACTTTAGCATGATACTGCTGAAAAAGATTTTCCGCTTCCATATCATCTAGTCCGAGTTCTTTAACTAATTTTTCTTTACCCATTCCATAACTCAATCCTAAGTTAATAGTCTTAGCTTGTTTACGTGGTATATTTGCCATATCCGCTACTATTTGATGGAAGTCTGCATTCTTTTCTGTATACTCGGCTACAGCATCTTGAGCACCTGTTAATTTCATTTGATCAGCGTAATGAACAGTAAGTCTAGGTTCTTGTTGTGAGTAATCAAAAACACCCCACTGACAGCCGTCTTCTGGAATAAACAATGAGCGGATTAAATTTCCTATCTCGGGGTCTCTTGCAGGAACTTGTTGTAGATTAGGGTTACTGTAACTAAACCTACCACTAACCGTGCCGCCACGATCATTACGCATAGCATGTGCTTCTGCGTGTATTCTACCGTTAAACGAATGATCTTTAATCATCTTATCTATAAAAGTAGTTCTAGCTTTATTAAGCTTTCTTGCTTTAACAATAAGTTGAGGTAGTTCGTGGTCATGCGACTCTAACCAGTCTCGTTGGAAACTAGGCATACCTTTAGCTGTTCTAGGATACCAAACTTTATTCTTTTCAAAGATCGCTTGTAGAGAAGCGTTAGCCCAAAGGTTAACTTCAGAACCATACTGTCTTTTAATCTCTACCATAATCTTTTGTTCTTGTAGAGATAATTGTTTACTAACTGTTTCAGCTTTCTCTTCATCAACTCTAACTCCTCTCCACCGCATTTCTAATAATAAAGGGATCAACCTACATTCCATATCTAATATGCTTTCTAGGTTTTGCTCAGCGACTTCAATCTTTAGCTTATTCCAAAGCTTTAAAGTTAATGCAGCGTCTTGCTCACCGTAAGGTCCAACATACTTAGAATGTAGTTTATGCATCTCTGATTTAGGATTAACTCCAAAAGCAAGGGAAGCATTTCTTAATAAAGACTCATCCTTCTTTTCATCACAGTAGAACTCTCCTAAATTGTCGAGTGAGTACGAAAATCTGTTTTCGTTAACAAGCGGAGCAGCAACAATGGTATCTAGTATTTTACCCTGTACTATAATGCCTTCTCTACGCAACCAACCTACATCGTAGAGTGCGTTATGAAAGATAACTTCTCGTTTTGTAGAAGAAAGCATATTTGTTAGCCATCGCAAAACTAAACCTTCATCTAGATTGCCTCCGCCTTTATGACGAATAGGAAAGTAACCTTTCCAATTTTCTGTTGCTACGCCTACGCCTACCACGTGACCTCGACCTGTCGCCCATCCTGGACCACACGTCATAAGGTGAGGATCATAAGTTTCTAAATCAATAGCTATAGTTTCCGTATCAGAGAACTGAGGAAAAACTGCGGGTACTGTCCAAGAACTTTCAGGGGTAAACATAGAGCTTTGTAGCATTACTTCTTCTTTTTGACTTTAACTTTTTTAGCTTTTGGTTTTTTTGCAGGAGCTTTACCACCTACCCAAGCTTCGTTAAAATCAGCAGTAGTTTTATCATCAGCTACGTATCTGCCTTTTTTTGTTTTTGCACGTACGGCTTTCTTTTTAACAACAGGAACTACTTCCCCATCAGTAATAGCTTTGGCTAAAGGTTTTAACGTAACTGTTGCTTCTTTCACAGCTTGTTTAATTACTTTAGCTTTCTTTACCTCGTCTACTTCAGGTGGCGGTGGTGTTATAAAGTTAATAAATTTTGTCCAAAATCCCATCTTAGTCCTCCTCTCTGCCGTCTTCTGCAGAGTAATTTACATCTTCAGCTTCTTCTATAATAGAGTCCATTACAGTTTGGTCTAAGATGTGTTCTTCAGTTAATAATAAATACCTACGTAAATCTCTAATATCATCGAGTAGACCTGCTTCACCTACGTAGACTTCACCTGCCTCGAATATATCCCAACCATGCTTTTGTGCTTGGTGCTCGATCCTATCGAACTTACGTGCTAACATCATAAAGGCACCAACAC